ACCTTTTTCTAATCTTTGTTTATTCCTTTCAGTCGCTATTTTACTACCACCATTTTCTTTTAGCCAATTGTGTGTTCCATTAGCAACTCTATTTCTTGTAGAGATACCAACCAACATAGCATGTTGCCATGGAGGTATAATCATTCTTTGTGTTATTGCTAAACAAGCATAATAATCTCCATTTATCCAATGCTCCCAGAAATGGTCAACAACAGATAATGCTACGAGATTAGACAACTCGTTATTGCTATGATTACCATCCAGATGGTGTATATCATAACTTCTACCTTTGGAATCTTTTGGAATAGGACCGTAAGCCTGCTCATACAGGCGCCGATAAATAGACATGCTGGCACTCCCTAAAAGTGTTAGAGTCCGTAGAGTTCGTACCTCGTGACGGACAACACTATTTAGTAAACCAGCATTTTCATTCATCACCAAAATCTCCACCAATGTTTTGTCCATATGATTTTGCGATTCTCGTCAGATCCTCATATGAATAAGATGTTGGTTGTCCCCAACCTTTTTCCATTCTTTTGTGGATGACTATGATAGTATCATTTGTCATACCAATACTTCTTCTAAACTCAAATAGAATGTCTAAACATTTTCTATCAGGTTCACTGTAATAGTTCTTTAGAAATTCTGCCGCATCCCTCATAACATTAGGTTCAATCATGACCAAAACTTCCACCATGACTTAGGTTGTTCAAGAGAAGTGACCAACGTATGGCCCTTACCCGTGAAACAAACCCATTCTTCATATTCTTCTGGTGAAGGAGGAGTCGGAAACCAATACTCTTTCAATGACGGGAAGTGCATTAGAATCTCTTCCTGTGCAGCAAGAGCAACCTGACGATGTTCTTTCTGTGTGCCTTCTTCGGCTCTAACGTCAATGTAATGAATCCAGGAACGAAGTGTCCCTGACATATATAGACGGGTTGTGGTTAGACCTTCTGGTAGAATTGCTCTGGCTTGTTCTTTGGCGATGCCATGTTTGATAGCAAATTTATATGTATTTACTGATGCTTGCCTAACAAAATCTTGCTTGTCCATCCATTCAGCGTGTAAGTCTGGATCATCAACCTCAATACTATTCTGACGATTCTTGGCGTCCTGTAGTCTTGCTTCTCTCGTTACAAATGACATGTCCTTAGTAGGATCAGCATAACGCTGGCTAAACTCTTGGAATGAGAATGAACGATGGCGAATGATCTGGTGCGAAATGTCACGGGTGGTGTTTATCTCCATTGTAATAGACACCATCTCAAACGGAGACCAGTGCTTATGTTCAATGAGATACTTTAGAAGTTTTGGTGCGGTTAGTGTGTTATGTTGATTAGATGGATTAGATACTCTTGCCGTATAGGCGATAAACTCTTCGGCAGACATATCTTTTTGATAACTAGATGTATGATTTCTGCCTGTTGCTTTACAAAATTTAGTCTGTTCAACAGTAGTTTTCATAAGCGGCTGTGTAATAGCAATAATCTTAGCGTCGTTCATACTCTGCTCCACTGGTTCATTTTCATTGTCGCTTCTAATCCTGCAAAGGTATTAGTATCTATGATGTGCTGGATATGGGAAGGATGCATTCCTGCCAATACCATTTCATTGATATCCTTCTCTTTGATATCCGTAGGCCATACACAAATCTTTCTACCCATGTCGATTGTCTTCCGCATGTTGCTTACGATTTGCTTGTTACGAGGTTCATTATCATATACGAAAACATAGTCGTAGTCAAGACCTACGATACTAGCCGCAACATACAAACTTGCATCCATAGTAGCCAGGCTATTGTCAATAAAAAGAGAGTCGATGGGACCCTCAACCACATACATAGTGCGACTAACATCAATTCTATCCCAACCAAATATCTTAGGAACTGTTTCATCTGCCTTGATCGTTATGTATTTGATTTTGGAAGGACCGATTGCTCGACCTTGAACGCCTAGAAGATTGCCTTCTCTATCATGGAAAGGAATGATGATGCGTTCTTCTTTATATAGTGTTTTGCTACACTGAGGGAATACAAACTTTACATACCAAGCGAAGTCTTCGGTATAGTATAGACCTTCAAGAGGAACTTTTCTGTCCTCCATATACTTGCGAGCAGGAAAGTCTTTATTGTATGCCCAAAGAGGAGGTAGTTTTAGTTCCGCTGGTTTAGGTTTGAACTTTGGTTTGGACACAAAGTCATTTACATCCACTTTGGTGTTTGTTGTATTGGACTGGACAAACGATTCCAACTGATACTCATTATAGAGAACAGGATCCACATAGCGAATGAACTTAGACAGTGCCATAGTGGAACCGCAGTTATGACACATAAAGCCAAAGTGTTCCTTTCGCTTATAGATGTAACCTCTTGCTTTGAGTTTATCTTTTTGAGAGTCTCCGCATACCGGACAGGAAAAATTCCATAAAAATTCTCCCCTCTGCTTATAGTTTCTCAACTTTGGTGAGAGCAAGGAAATATATTTTTTATCTACATACAAAGACATATGAAAAGTTGCCTATATAGTATTGTATCACCACAAATAGGGCAATACACGAGGAACGAAATGACTTACAGTATATACAAAATTACCAATCTTGTCAACAACAAATGTTATATCGGATTTACGGAAGATGTGAAACGGAGATGGAAACAACATAAAGTCAATAGAAAGAATGGTGCCAAACCTTTGTATCAAGCATTCCGTAAATATGGAATGGAAAACTTTGCTTTTGAAGTTATATATGAATCCGAGGACAGAGAGGAAACTCTCCTTATAAAAGAGCCTTATTATATCCAGTTATATGATAGTATCAAAAACGGTTATAACTTTCAAGAAGGCGGAAATAATACCAATACATTAGACCTTCGTGAGAAGAATCGCAAAAGAATGTTAGAAAACAATCCTATGAAAGATCCTGAGATAAAGAAGAAAAATACAGGATTGTTTATCAAGGGACAAAAACCCATCATAACAGAAGAAAGAAATGAAAAGATTAGACAATCAAAATTGGGAAATAGAAATCATAACTATGGTAATCCAAATGCTGCTAAACCTCTAAACGAATATATTACTTGTTCCATATGCGGTATATCAATGAATAAAGGAAACTATAAAAGGTGGCATCTAAAAAAATGCCACCCAGTATAGTTTAGCCTTGACGCTGTGTCAAGTTATTTCTTTAGATATGGCTTCATTTGCTGGAGAACTTCCCTTAGGCTATCAATTTCCTTACGAAGGTCTTGACGGTCATTGTCCACTACAGGAATACGAGAATCCAACTTTGACTTGATGGAATCTACGGTTTCTTCTATGCGAGTTACCTTTGTTTCAAGGTAAGTTACTTTTTGTTGAAGTTCCAGGTCCTTCATTTTGAAGTCGCCAATGGTCATAAAGTAGGCAGCAATAAGACCACCCACCGCAATAATAGCGGTGATAAAGTGTGGAACTTTCTCTACGATACCACCAACTCCATTATCATCGTCGTTGGTGTTGTTGTTAACCATTGTTGCTTCCATTCCTTTTCTTGTCCTGTCTATCTTTTCTTGGGATAGCGAGCATAACACATTTCACCGGTGTTTTCATTTCTCAATACAATCCCTCTCCCAGGATTCTTTGCGGCATATTCTCTGATTTCAGCAAAGCAATCATCTTCATCTAGGTACTTGCGCCAATGTTTACCTCTGCGCTTTTCCATCTTGGCATTATGAAAAACTTTTGATGACACCTCGAAGACAACCGAACCAGCAAATGTTTCACAATCTTCTACAATAGGATTTGGTGCTTTACGTTTAAGCATATTTATGATGACAGGTGTAGGAGTTGATTTCTCATTACGCTGTCTTCTTCTTTGTGCTTTCTTAGAAACACCAGGTTCGCCCATTGGTCCGATACCTGCACCGGCGATGGCACCAGAACCTACATTGTTTGTCGGCGCATCTTCTTTGATTGTCATATTTTCCTCAATCTATCTGCTATGGATAAATCCACAGGTATTTCTTCTTGCCTGACATAGTATTTATCAAACGAAGCCTTTAGATGGTCGGGCATGTAGTTCAAATATATCAGTATTGTTTTCAGAACAGGATAATCTTCTTGGTCTATTTTGTAAAATAGCATATTGACGGTGGGTTCGACACCAAAGACGTTGGCTAAAATGATAACGTGGTTTAGAACAAGTCTCTCCTTGAACTCACCAGTTTGTTTATACTTTCTCAAAAGGCGCTTGATATACTTTATGCGCTTTAGATCGTCATCAAACTCCGATTGGATGATGTGAGGACGATCATAGCATTTCGCCGCATATATCAAGAAGTTTCCATCATTTAGATCAAACATTACTTAGTTCTTACTTCGTTTCATTTCCTTCATGATCTTATACTGATAATGTCTGTTAGAATGATTATAT